AATGTATCGAGAAGCCTCGACCACTTCCAACTCAGTTGCAATGCGAAACGAAGGATAATCCTTAATAAACTTTTCAAGTCGAACCTCCACAGGCTCATAGTCGGCTAAATTAAACATAGAGATTGTTCTCCTCTGTAGCCAGTTGCCCAGCTAGTGCTCCGTAGCTGCATAGATCGACCCAGTTGTCGATGTGCTGTGCTGATTGATTAGTCCTAGCCAGTTTAACTAGAACCATAATGCCAGCCACTTGATAGTCATGGATTGGCATTTGTAGGTAAGCACTAAGCAGCATAGCCGTGTGCTCTAGGTTGTCCGCTGGATGGCCGTAGGTCAGCCCACGATCCCGAATTGTGTCGGTGGCTGTCAGTAGAATCTCTGTAGCTTTCATTCGTGAAAAAACCCTTGACGATTAAGATCGCGACCACGGACATAACCTTCGCGGCGACCATCTCTAAATCCCTGCCAATACCAGATGAAATTAGTAGCTAAGAATAAGCCAATAATTCCTATGATTGTTATTGAATTCATTGTGTACCTATCTGCATCCAGTGCCCTTGACTGGCTTACATGATTAGAGTCTCACGCCTATCCGACAATGTCTAACACATTTTGATAACGAAACGATAACAATTCTCCAGCATCAATTGCATCATCTAGCGTAGTGCGGATGTCAGGCGTAAAGTCGTCCATAAAGAGTGAATGATCCATCCTTGTTTATCGGCACTAGCATCGGGCTTACTCGATCTCCATGCGTTTCTATGACTGCAACAGACATCTGCCAATTAGCACTGCCAGCCTTCAAATAAGAGGCTTTCTTCTTGTCCATAATATTACCTGCCTCTAAGCCCCACAAAGTCCTGTACGAGGCTCCTATGCCCTCTGTGAAGGCACTAATTCCTGCTCTGTGAGTGTGTCCACAGACTACAGACTTGCCAAACTTACGCGCTAAACCTAGAGCTGTAAGTCCAGCATTGGTGTTCATCGATCCTTCGTCGCCATGGACTAACACCCAGCCTTTGTGGAATTCAAAGGGCTTCTTATGAAAACGGATCCCCATGTCATTGAAACCCATAAAACGGGAGTATTCGAGTTCTGGAAGTCCGATGAGGCTAGGAGCTCCTCTAACGAGAGTGTGGTAAAGACGATCTGTGTGGTTGGATCGAGTGATGTCGGTGGTTCCCAAGTCCCAGAGAATGTTTTGAGCCAAACTTCTATCGGCATCTAACTGCCCTTCATACTCTAAATGTGTGCCCTTAGCCCACTTGGACTGCGATTGCATATCAAGCTCATCGCCTGTGTTGAGGACTAGGTCAAACTTTTCACGCTTTACTAACTTGATTAGATTCTTAACGGCTTGCTCGTGGTGATATGGGATTTGTAAATCCGATATGACCAGATAGCGTTTTTTAATCATCATCCTCATCTTCGTAATCGCCAAACTTTTCCGCTGGGATTTCATCTGGCAAAATCCAGCCAGGGTAAGCTGATCGTTCTACAATGATGCCCATGACTTCATCTTCTGCAAATCCTGCGCGCTTTAGACTTTGAGCAAATTCATACATGCCAATGCAATAAGCATCAAGAGCTGAGTAATCTTGCTCAACTAGGTTCTTAGTTGCTTTTCGTGCCATGGCAAAATTATCGCTCTAGAAGGATCAAAAGGATTTCATCGACACGACTATTTAGTCGTTTAATTTCAGCAAGCAAGTGATTGATCACAAAGCCACCAAGAGTGCCGATGATTCCTAGGCTTGCTATGTATAGGGTGAAGAAGTCTGACTGTGTCATTCGACCATGCCGAACGAATCGTCCTTAGGATTTAGCCAGCGAAGCACAGGTGGCAATACAGCCGCTACACCTGCATAGACCAAGGCTTTAGGTTCAGTCACTCCCGATGCCGCAAGTGTGAGAACAGCCGCAAGGAAGGCTCTTACCCATGATCCTGACATCTTCTTCAATTCGTGCATTACTGGCTCCTAACATAGGTATCTGAAAAAAAGCACCATCATCGTCAGCCTTTTTCGTAAAGCTGATATGTGCATGCTTAGTGTGTTTGTTAGCCCCTGTGTATTTACGCCACTTCCATCCAAGGATGGGACTGGCAATTCTGCCGTTGAAAATGATGTAAGCAATTCTTTTCTTTGTGTCAGACTTTGCATACTTTCGAATCTCATCTGCAAGATCTGGCATGATCTCGGGCTTTGATCGACCCGATAGATCAGCATCGATGTCGATAGCACGAACCCATCCTTGAGCATCTGGAATATGATCAGACTTGCCAGCACGCATGTGCCGTACATCTGCGATCCAACCGTCAGACGCACGATCACGCTCTGGGAAGGCATCATCAAACTGCTCCCTTAGCTGTGAAGCAGCTTTACTTAGCCTTGGCTTCATGCTCTAGGTAAGCCTGATAATCAGAATTAGCTGGATCTTTGATGAATGAATAACGGATGCCATTTTCTTCATACCAGATAATGTCTTGTCCCATTAAATTCTCGATGTTGTATTTTCTTGTCATTTTATAACTCCGCGCTGAAGGCTAGTGATGCTGATGCATCATTTGTATATCCAATACCGCTTAATCCTACAGTTCCTAATGCTTCACTTGCATTGTAGAGCTGTGTGGCTTTTGTTGTTGTTTTTGCCAAAGTCATGCTATTCATGTAATCAAGGTTAGTGCCTGTTTCAACCGCATAATAACTTGTTCCTGAGGTTGCTGACAAAGTTGGAGCAATCCGCATTGTCACTGGAAAACTCAAAATAGCCGTTGCAGTTGTAGAATTGAAATATAAGAAATTACAAATAGATCCAGTAGTTCCTGATGCATGTAGATAATAATAACGCTGGCACATAGCCAATTCAGCCTGTGGACTTCCACCGCTTGCAGTCTGGAATGGTGTTGCAGTAGATCCTGCCTCTGCCTGAAGTCCCCAAATATCAAGGTTATTGTTAAGCGTTGTAGAAGTTAAGTTTATTTGAAGATAACTACTTGTTCCAACAGTCTTTCCAGAAATGCTTGGAATCGCATAAGTGACTGAATAACGCGCCCATGAAGTTGTTACGCTTGCAGTTCCCAAAGTTGGGTAAACGCTTGCAGAACCACCTGAACCAAAATTCTGCTCTGCGCCTACTGTAACTGTAGTGGCACTTGCAGACTTAGCCCAAAATGAAACTGTTATAGTTTGTGCAGCGAAAGTTCTGACATCTTCAATGTTTTGAATCAAAATGTTCTGTGTGTTAGTTGATGAAACTCGGCAGAAATACTGTGCTTCGTATCCCGCTACTGGAGCTGCACCTACTGTAAATGCTTGCTGTGAAATTGTTGATGATGATCCAGAATAAGAATATGTCTTAAATCTATCTGCACCAAAAAATAAACCAGAAGTGTTAAAGGTGGTACCGCGTTGCCAGATCGCAAAGTTTCCGTTGATAATCTTGTTCTTGCCTGCTTGACCAAAGCCAGAGTTCCATAATGAGACATCGATAGCGTTGCCAAGGGTGCGAATGTCGGATGCGCCATTCTTAACAAGGCTGGAGTTATCTGGCTCAGCCCAGCCATAGTTAGTTGATGTTGCCATTTAAGTTAGTGCTCCTGTCGCATTTGTCCATGTAAGTGTAGCATTTACGTCAGTCCAGATTAGTGAGGCTGGCGAAACTGTTTCCCATTGTGTGGTAGATAGTGAGAAGTCTGTAGCTGAGACATAAAGAGTTATGTCCACATAGGTAGGCGTGGCGTTAAGTGCCACATTCTCAACAAAGCCATCGAATTGACCATCGAGCAAATTAGAAGGCAAATTAGTAATAAGCACAGGCTGACCAAAAAAGACATTGATAAGACTGTCAAGCAATGCACTCGGCATGTCTGGGTTATCTAGACGAAAGGTAATTGCTCCAAGTGATGATCGAGGAGTTTTACGCAATCTAAGGTCTCTAGAGGCAATATCGGTGATGTCTGTAAGGTTTTTGATATTAGACTCAAACGATCTCTCATACAGGCCGTAGAGGGCTATGGAGTCCGTATCAGAGGTACTGTAGGTTGATCCGTATCCTGTGGAATAACGATAGATTAAACTATTACGGATACGAGCAATTTGAGTTGTTGATTGGATAGATCGTGGAGCTGCATAAGAAGCATCAAGGTTAGTAAAGCCATTGGCTGCAAGGTAAGTCGATCTGTGATCTGCATCGTCATAAGAGACATCGCCATCTTTTTCCTCATAGATTTGACCTAGCGCACTAGTAGCAATTTGATCTGCAAGAGTCAAGGATTTAGCCGAAGCACTAGCTGCAAGGGCAATCATTGTGTAGAAGCCTGAGTCAATCGTGCCTATGTAATCTTCGGCATCTGCCCATGTGGTAGTTGCAGGATAAGTATCCCATGTAAGTGTTGGAAAAACTTCCGCCCATGAAAGGCTAAGAGCATTGGTCAAAATTGCTGATATTTGTGCGCCGTCCAAGCCTTCTGCCACAGCTGTGTTATAGACAGCCTTGGTGACTTTAGCCAATGAGCCAACACCTAAAACGACTCCATAGGTAATAAAGCCCGTTTCATCTGGGCTTCTAACACCAACATTGAAATCTGAAACTTCGCCACCAAAGACAGTGACATAAGTACCGCTAGAGTTTTTAAGTTCAAGCGTTATAGCCTCTGTAACATTGATGGTAAAAGGCGAGCCATCTGTGTTGATAATTTCTACTCGGCAGTAACCTGCTGTAGGTTGCTTGTCAATATCTAGACGACCAGAAGCAAAAGATACAGAAGTTACCGTTGTGAATACATCGTCACCAACGGTGACACGCCATGCTGGAACCCATGCCATTACTTGATACCCTGTAAATCAACAGTTCCTCGTGCACCTGCATTGTTGAGAATATCAACAATCTTTTCTGCAATAACATTAGGATCTGAAAATGGATCGCCTGTTACGGTTACATCAATTTTAGTCGTAGTACTACTGCTGGTCGCGGCAGCCGCTTCTGCTGCCTTAAAAGCTTCTAAAGTACCACTGCCACCTGCTGCTGCTGCGGCTGCTTTGGCAGCCGCATCTGCTGATGCTTTGGCAAGAATAGAAGCAACTGTTTCTTGTGCTGTTTTATTGGCTGCATCAATGGCATCTTGCGCGGCTTTGGTTGCCGCTGCTGCGCTTGCTGCTGTGTCTTTATTAAGTTTTTCCAATGCGCTTGCTGCATCTTGTTGAGATTTTGCAATGGCATCTGTCGTGGATTTGTTAGCCGCTGCAATGGCTGCTGAACTTGCCGCTGCTGCATCTGCTGCTGCTTTAATTGCGGCAGCTGTTGTTGCCGATAAACTTGCATTTGCTGCTGCTGATGCAGCTGCCGCCTCCGCAGATGCACCGCTGAAAGATGATGACCATTCTGTTAAGTTAGGGCGAATGACTGTAGAGGCTACAAGATTAGCGAAAGATGACCACTCTGTTCCTCTAGCAGTAATGGAAGTACCTACTCCAGCAATCGAAGCAGTTAAGAGATTGATCGAAGCTGTGATTGGATCAATCTTCCATGTGCTAAAAGGATCTTTGACTTCTAAAAGTTTTACAGTGTTTAAAAGGGTGTTAAGTTCCTTTGACTTTTCCTGAGCTACAGTCAAAGCCTTCTGATACTTTTCGATGTTAGTGAGGTTTTCTTCCTCAATCGCCTTCATGAGTTTTAGGCGGATTGCATCTTCCTCTGAAATCTTACCCTTTAGGGCTGCTTCAATTTGGATTTTCTGTAGGTCAAAGACTGCTCTAGCCTTAGCAAGTTTCAAAGAGTCTTTGTTTGCCTTTAAAATTTCTTTTTGTACCTTGATTTGACTGCTGCCAACTGCTTTAGTTTGTGTTTGTCCAGATACACTCATGCCAGTACTGAACGGCTTAGGAGCTGTGCGCGATTGCTTACCTAGTCCAGACAAACCTTCGAGATAAGAACCTACGATAGGAATCATTCCTAGTTTAAGACCAGAAACCCCGGGAAGTGCTTTTAACTTTTCAGTTAAGACTCCAACGCCGCGAATCAGATCTGCCGTAAACAGTGCTGCATCTTCCATGCTTTTAGCCAGATCAGAGACTGAATTATCATTGCCTAGATTAGTAAGTGCATCGATAATGCCAGTGCCGATAATCTCTTGAACATTTGCAGAAGCAACAGCGAGCTTGTCCATTGAACCTTGGAAGGTATTGGCTGCCGCTGTTGCTGAACCCTTAAAAGTATCCGCTAGGTCTGTAGTTATGTCATAGAAAGATTTAGTCTTTAGATCTGCCTTAGATATGCCTACACCTAAACGAGTAAGTGCAGTGTTGTTTCCTAGGTAAGCCTTACTAAGTGCAGCCGTTACTGATCCAAGATCCTTGCCAGTTGCAGCACTAATGTCTAAAGATAGATTTAGAAGTCTTTGGGCTTCTGCTGTGTCGCGTGTAGCAATAGCCAATGATTGATAGGCAGGGCGTAATAGATCATCGACAATGCCGAACTCGCTCTGTAAGCGTTGAATAAATCCCTCGGCACTAGCGGCATCGCGTTCCAGCCCGACATTCTTTAGAGCTAATGCTAACTGTTGCTGTGCCTTTTGATCGGCAGCTGCTGCCTTAACTGAGGATTTTGCAAAGGCTAAAACCTGTGTGCCTGAGTAAGCCAGACCTACTGTGGCTGCAAGTGTTTTAACACCCTTAGTTAGTTTCGATGTTGCTGAGTCTGCTTGCTTAAAGGCTTTAGCACCTGTGAACTCGGATGCAATATCAATGACTATATTTGCCATGGTTAGCCTCTCACTGTTGCTCTAGCATTAAGTTTGTTAGCGGCAGATGTAATGGCTTGCAACACAGCGACTCTAGCCTTGCCATTGTTTTCTTCGTAAGCACGATACAAGGCACGACCTTCCATCTTGCCATCGCCCTTCATAGAAGATGCATACTTGCCTTGCTGATTTTGCACAAACCTTGATGATGGAGTCTTACGCCCCATAGTTTCGTAGATCGCTCCAGCAGCAGTTTTATTGAATACGCGAGCAAGGGATCTAAAACCTCTAAGATTAGGCTTTGATGGTGTTGTTTTAAAACCAATGCCAGATTTAACTATACGAGCATTGTAAGTGGGAAAGTTACCCTCGGACATTTGACGAGGTAACCATCCGCTTAGGACTTCGCCTTGATCTGGAAGA